CGCGAGCACGCGGAGCTCACAAGGCACGGCGCGACTCGCATGAGCGAGGACCGCTACGTCGCTGTCAACATGCAACGCGCTGGCTTTGCGGCTGACGCCTAACCCCAACCCCTGACGAGGACTGAATCATGGCAGACGTAACTGCACGCAAGACGCTGGCGACGAAGACTCGCAGCGGTCGGAGCGCCTACCCCATCGCGAACGGCGTCACGCTCTACGAGGGCGCGCTGGTCGGCCTGGAAGGCGGCTATCTCAACCACTGGGACGACGGCGCGGCGGACGTGTTCGTCGGCATCGTGCTCGGCGACGCGCTCGGCGTCTCGCCCGGCGCGGCTCTCACGGGCGACACCAGCGCGACCCCGGTCCCCGAGGCGCGCGTCGATGACAGCGGCGTGACGCTGGTGGGTCTGGATAGCGTTGACGGCACGCCTACTGCGGCCAAGGTCGGCGACGTCGTCTACTGCACGACGAGCAACACCGACGACCTCACCCTGACGGCTGGAGCTCTGAACCACCCCGTCGGCTTCATGTCGGCTTTCCGTTCGGCGACCGATGTCGACGTGACGCTGTTCACGACTGCCGAGCATCTGGCGCAGGCCACCGCCTGATCCACACCCCACCCCTGACCAGAGAGAGACACGATGAGCACCGTCATTGCCAGCCAAGTTCTTGCGAACGGGCTGCGGACTGAGTTCGCCGACACCTACTCGGCCATCCAGAACCGACAGGCGGACAGCCGTCTGTCTCTGGTCATGGACCTGAGCATCGGCGCGACCAACCGCGAGCACGAGTTCGCCTACTTCGAGGCCGCGCCGCACATGGCGCAGTGGACTCGAGGCAGCAGCATCCCCGAGGATGCGTTCGACTCCGTCAGCTTCACGACCCCGGTCTACACCTGGGGCCGCCGCATCAAGTGGCACAAGGAAGACCGCAAGGACGACCAGACGCAGAGCCTCATGGACATCGCTCGCATGGCGGGCCAGTCCGCTGCGCTGCTTCCTGAGCGGTTCTTCTTCGACCTGCTGACGGGCGGGACGGACACGCTCCCGGCGGTGCCGAACGCTCCCGACGGCGCTGCGTTCTTCGCCACCACGGCGGGCGGCGCAAACCGCTTCGGCGTGAGCTCCGGCAACCTGCTGACCGGCAACGGCATCGCCAGCGTGTCGGCTATCCGCACGGACTACTACAACGCCATCGAGCAGTTCAAGCAGATGCAGGACGGCAAGGGTCAGCCGCTGCTCTCTGACGAAGTGATCGACAGCGGCGTGGTCTGCATCCACAGCGCGGCGGATACCGAGGCGATGGAGGAGGCGTTCTTGCAGCGCCGGCAGGGCGAGGTCTACGGCAGCAACACCGCAGCCGCGACGCCCAGCAACCTCGTTCAAGATGCCAGCCGCAACGTGACCCTCTGGGGTTCGCAGCGTCTCGCGACGGGCGACTGGTATGTCTTCCTGCGCAACCCGGCCAAGCGTGCGACGTTCATGCTCGACCGCGAGGGAATCCAGGAATACTCCAGCCTCGAGGGCGACAACAACAGCGACCACACGCGCAACACGGGCGAAGAATACGTCCAGTGGGAGCGTCGCGCGGGCGCTGGCATCGCGCTTCCCTACAGCGCGATCAAGATCAACAACTGATCCAACGCGGCCACGAGCCGGCAGAGAGCTACGGGCCGGGCGTTCACCGTGAACGCTTGGCCTTCTTTTTTGTAACCATGAAACGGAGATGACCCGTATGGCAGCTCGCAAGAAGCAGTTCCCCGACTTCAATCCTGACGTCGGCCAACCCGCAACCCTGACGGCGCAGGAGAAGCCGCAGCAGGGCAAGACGCACATCGGCGGCAGCGACCTTGTTCCTGACCTCGAGGCACACAAGGCGCAGACCGGCGTGGCGCGCAGCTACAAGTATTGGGTCGGCGTGACCCCGAGCTGCCCGCGTGAGCACATCGATCTCGCAGGCATCAACTTCCCCAAGGTCAACGAGAACCTCGTCAGCGACCCCATGCGGACCGGCAACAAGCGCCGCGTGCCAGTCATCGGCGCGATCGTCGACATCGACGAGCACCGCGTGCAGAAGATGCGCGACAAGCTCAAGCGCACAGTCATCCGGTTCCTCGACGACGGCGGGCAGACCGAGGAGCCGGGCACCGGGCAGAACGTCGGCGACAACCACGTCCGCCCGCGTCGCGGCCAGATCATCACGATCCCGACCGAGGAAGAGATCAAGCAGCGCCGCGAGCGCGGCAAGCCGACCAACGAATACCGCCCGCACCCCAACGACGTGCCTGCCGCGCGCTACATGTTCGCGCAGATTTGCGAGGATCAGGAGCGCGGGAGCCGTGGCGAATACTACCCCGACACGCTTGAGACGACGGGCCTGTGGTGGCCCGACGAGCTGTAGACCAGGAGCCGAGCAACCATGAGCGGAACCCCGACCGAAACTGAGATCCAGGCGCAGTGGCGCGCTGCGGTAGACATCCTCGAGACGTTCCGCGCGCACATCGACGGCACGCACGCCGGAGCTGGCGGCAAGTGGGACACACTGCTGCAAAGCCTCGAGGGTGAATACACGCCGACCGAGCTTGCCAACTGGGCCGCGTCGTTCCGCTCTGGTTGCTCCGACCTGATGTCGCCTGCGCTTGGCTCGCAGGCGCTGACGCCAATCCTGTTCGAGTATGCCAACCGCATCGACTCGGACGCGACGGCGACGCAGGGCTTCGGCAGCGGCTTCCGCACGTCGGCGCAAATCTTCCGCGCGCTCTACGACTGGTTCGTCGACAAGAGCTACACGGTGCAGAGCCGGAACATCACCTTCGACACGAGCTCGACGGCAGGAGCAGGCAACACTGGCAACGGCGACTGCGGGCGTCTCACCGAGGACGAGAACGGCTTCGCGCTCGAGGCGTGCCACGTTGAGAAGAAGCTGCTGAAGTGCATCGCCGACCAGAACACTGGCGTGCAGGAGCAGGCCGAGGTCTTCGAGGTCTTGGGTCAGCCCAGCAGCTTCGACAGCGTGCTGCGCGCAAGCTATGGCAGCGGAGCCGATGCCAACACGACCATCGTCAGCCGACATGCTGGGCAAGGCAGCGGTGGCAGTCTGCTGACCAATAGCAGTTTCTCTGAGTTCGACAGTGCGGCGACGCCTAAGTTCACCGGCTGGACCGAGACGAGCGGCAGCGCCAACATCGACCAGGACACGGCTACGTTCTACCGCAGCCACCCCGGCGCGCAGACCGACGCTAGCCTCAAGCTGACCGGCAACGCTCTGCTCAAGCAGACGCTGACCAACATGCGCATCCGGCGGCTCGATGTCGACACGCCCTACCAGTTCCGCATCATGGTCAACAAGGCGGCGGGATCGGGCACGGGCGGCAACATCATCATCCGCATGGGAAGCTCGTCCAAGACCGTCGCGCTGACCGCTCTGACCTCGACGTGGAACGAGGTGATCATCGACTTCGACCAGAACTGCTGGCCGCGCGACTTCAACGAGGACGCTTTCGATGTCGAGATCGAATGGGCGAGCGCGAGCAGCGGCTACCTGCTGATCGACGATGCGATCTTTGCGCCGCTTGACCAGATCGACGGCACGTATTGGTTCCTGCGCGCGACCGCTTCGACGCACACGCCGTGGCTGGTCGACGACATCTTGAGCTTCACCGACACGGGCGGCGCGCCGGCAACGGGGCAGATCCAGTGGTGGCTCTGGGTGTCTGGCTTCGGCTACCTGCCCAGCACTACTGGCACCCCTACCTTTATTGACCCGGCCTAACACGTCGCGCACACAAAACCATGGCGACGCAGCCTGTCTACCTGTTGCTTGGCGATAGCCTGACGCTGGCCAGCTTTCTGACATCAGCCTACACCACTGCGCTAGCAGACCCGGTCTACACGACGGGGGACCGTGGCTCCTTGCAGCGGATCTGGGACTACGAAGATCAGGCTATCGAGAACTACATCGCGCATACAAACAGCCATGGCGGCGGCACGCGCATCCCGCCCTCGCCCTATACTGGCGCTGGTCCAGAGTTCAGCCTGATCGCCAAGCTGGCAGCACGCCATACCACAGACGGCGTCGTGCTGGTCAAGCGTTCATCCGTCAGCGCCACGCTTATCGCAGAGGGCACGGGCTGGGTCGGCAACCCGGTCTACAGCGCAGGACGTTGGGCCAAGTCGGTAAGCGGAGAAAACTGGGATGAGTTCCAAACGGACGTCAACGCGGCGCTAACAGCGATCAGCAGCACGCCGCCAACGCTAGGCGAAGTGCAGGCAATCTTTGTCGCGCTGGGCACGAACGACATGGCTGTGGCGGGCGGCGGCGACCTGTTTGCGGATGCCATCGAGCAGTTTGTGACCGACCTGCGAGCCAGCTACGGCGGCAGCACAACGCCGGTCGTCTGGGTATCACCGCAACTTGGCACGGACGTCTCGATACCAGCGGAGGTGACCAAGGTGCGCGCAGCCATCGCTGCTCGAGCGGCTGCTGACCCCTACCTCGTAGCTGTCGACATCGACGATCTGTCCAAAGCCACAGATCAGATCCATCTGAGTCCGGCTTCGACCATCACGATGGGCGAGCGCATGGATGCTGCGCTTGACGCAGTGCAGCCCATCGACCCCGACCCGCCGGCTGAACCGGCTGCCGCAGCAGAGCTCTGGGAATACGTGCAGAGCGCGTATGACGTCGACGGACTGGTGACTCTCACCAACATCCGAGATCGCTCGGCCACAACCGTCAACGACTCGGCGGGCATCTCAGCAGCAGACGCGGTCATCGCCCTGTGGCCTGCTTACGCGCAGAACGACTTTGATGCGACGGATGCGCTGCACCTAGAAGTCGGCGCGGTCGGACTGATCTCAGTGCTCTGGCGGCGCGGCGGTGCCAGCTCGGCCATCGAGGAGGTCAAGTGGGATCAGGTCTGGGGACCGGACGGGATGATCCAGAAGGTCCGCCGAACAGATGCGCGCGGACACGCCGGACCCAAGAGCAACAGCGGCACGACTACCAGCACCGAGAGCGGAACGCAATACGGCTGGAGCGACCGCAAGAACCTGCCCGCTGGCTACATGCCGAGCGGCTACGACACGGGGCAGGACTAGGCCATGTCGCGCGTCACGTTCGAGCAGGGCGCGAAGCTGCGGCGGGTCAACAAGAACCTGGACAACCCAGCCAAGGCGCTCAAGCAGATCGGCGTGATGATGGTCGCCGAGTCGCAGGCGTCATTCAAGGAGCAGCGATTCGGGCGCAAGGCGTGGCGCGAGCGCAGTCCCATCAACGTCTTCGGCATCATCAGCGACTTCGCCCAGGGCCGCCGCAAGCCGCCCGCTCGGAGGTTTGAGCGTCGTCCGGCGCTGCGTGATACCGGGCGTCTGGCCAACAGCATCGCGTTCGCGGTCAAGGGCAAGGTCGTCGAGGTCGGAACGACGGTGCCGTATGCGTCGCTGCACAACTTCGGCGGCGTCAGCAAGAGCGAGAAGATCACGCTGACGGTGCAGCAGAGAATCGGCAAGTGGCTCGCCAAGCAGAGCGAGGACTTGCAGGAGCGTCTTGGCTGGTTGCTTGGTGATCATGCTCGAGATCAGCAGCTCGAGATGCGCGTGCCGAAACGTCAGTTCGTCGGCATCACGACTAAGACCCGCAAAGACATCCGCCAGACCATCGGCGTTCGGATCATGGAGGTTGGCAGGTAATGGCAAGCGGCAACGTGTCCAAGGTCTTGCGCGCTCCAGGGCGGCTGGTCATCAATCCCACCGATCTGACCGTCGAGTTCCCCTACGGCGGCATCGAGGTCGGCAAGACCAAGCTCGTCGTGCTGACCAGCTTCAACACCAGCGTCCGCATCGAGTGCGAGGGCTTAGGCAACGAGGCCAGCGACGTCCTCGAGCGCACGTCGCGCTACGTGTTCACCTGCTTCATCCGGGCATGGGACGATGACGCGATCCAGCAGTTCTTCTCAAGCAACTTTGTGCAGGGAAGCGTCACGGGTCACAGCCTGCTTCGCGAGCCCGGCAACCGCGTCGCGGGCGCTTCGGCGCTGTCGCGCGCTGTGTCGATGCTCTACGTGCCCGACGATCCGGTCAGCAATCCAGCAGTCCTGATCTACGAGGGCATCCCCGATTGGTCGGAGAATGCCGAGCTCGCGTTCCAACGGCAGGAAGAGCTCGGCTTGCCCATCGCGGTCGAATGCGTGCGCAACAGCAGCGGCAACATCCTCGAGGTCGGCAGGCTCGCCGACTTGTCCCTGTCATAGAATGCTGCCATGTTCTCAAAGAAGCGCCTGCCGGACCTCACGAATGAAGCCTACGAGCGTTGGCTGCGCGCGCAGCGCCCGCCGTTCGAGTGGTTCCTGCGGCTATCCCAGGTCGAGCAGGAGCAGCTCGCGATGCTCGGCGACGCTCACGCGCAGGACTTCGTCGTAGCCTGCGGCTACGCCATCCGCGATCCCGAGGCCGCCGACGCCGGCATGTCTGCCTTGCAAGGCGACGACGAGGCCGAGGCGACGCTAGCGATGAAGATGGCGCAGGGCTTCGCGTCAAAGCTCATGCAGATGCAGCAGCCGCAGGAGCCGCCGCGAGCGCGCACACAGCGCACGATGTCAGGATTCGGCGAGAGACGCACGACTGAGGAAAACAAGGCGGCAGGGCCGACCCTGTGGGGCGTGGAGGCGCAGCAAGCATGAACCCGTGGCAGATGGCGCAGCAGCTCAAGCACGAGCTGGCCCAGGTGACATGGGACGGATCGACGAACCCGGTCTTCGGCACACGCAGCGTCTACGTCTACGCTGGAGCACCGCCGAGCGACGAGGAGCACCCGCCGCAGTTCCCGTTCTGCCTTGTGACCATCGGCACGGGCACGCCCGACGAGGACCACCCCGAGCTCATCCAGCAGACGTTCAACGTCGTCGTCGCGGTAGAGGTCGCAGGCGATCCGCTCGGCGAGCAGGCTGTCATTGGCGGCTCGAGGTCGTCGGCATCGCGCAGCAGCGGCGCGGGCATCGCTCAGGTCGCAGAGCGAGTGCGCTACGCGATCCAGAACCTGACGACCTACGACGGAGCTAGCATCATCGTCACGGGCAGCGGCGTCGGCAGCCCGAGCACGCTAGGGCGCGGGCGGCAGGTCGTCTTTGACGAATACACCGTCGAGGCTCTGTGCACGTCGCAGCCGCACTTCCCCGCGCCGCAGCAGCTTGCTAGGTCTGGATCAAGCTGGTCATGGCAAGGCGAAGCATTGTCAGGGCGCTATGACTTTGCGGGATACGTTCTGGGATACAAGGCGGGAGCTACGCCCGCCACGTCGGTCGATGACGTCACCGCAGTCTACGCAGACACCGACGATACAGCGACGCACACGCCCGTCGATGGCAGCACCTACCACGTCTTTGCCAAGTTCAACACAACTGGTCTGACTGGTGTTCACGAATACAGCGCAGTCGAGGTTGGGAGCTATCTGGCCACATGACGCTCCGCGACGACATGATCTTCCGGCCTACGCTGGGGCCGCAGCAGCAGCCGACCGCGCGCGCGCGTGCTCGAGATGATCGCCGCCTGGACCAAGCGAATCGCAAGGGCGGCGTGCTGCGACGCCTGCGGCTGCTGCGGCAAATGCGTCGCCGACAGATACGACTGCGCAGCGCAGCTAGCGGTCAACGTGCGACGCAGATTGCACGCTTGGGTCGCGCAGGTCTGGCACGCGGCGCGAGCGGTCTGGCGGGCAAGGCAGTGCAGAAGGGTGGCCAGATGTTGGCGCGTCACCCCGCAGGCGTCATTGCGCTGGCGTTGATCGCGGGCGGCATCGTCGCGCTGCGTCTTGGTAGCGGCAAGACGTTTGAGCAGATGGGCGACGAGATGAACAACATGATCCTCGGCGACATGGATGAGGCGGCGCGCGCCAAGATGAGCGTGCGCCACCGCTTCCAAGCGGACCCACTGATGGCTCGCATTCGCAGTCAGAGCGGCAAGCAAAACATGCAGATGAACCGCATCGCGCAGGATCTGTTCCGGGTCGAGAAGCAATACGAGGACGGCAAGTCTCTGATCGAGCGCGAGTTTGGAGTCAACGGCACGTTCGACATGCTCATCCTGAGAGCGCAGCAGGCTTTCCAGAAGGCGTGGAAGGCACAGGGCGGCGACGACTTGATGGATCGGTTCATCCAGAAGGCGGTGCGGCACCAGATGCGCGACGGCAAGAAGAGGATGGGGCGCTAATGGCACAGGAAACGAAGGTCAAAGTGCGGCTCGACACGCGGCAGGCCAAGAGCCAGCTATCGGGTCTGGTTCGCGAATCCGCGCGCAGCGCCGGCAAGCTGACCAACAACATCCGCAGCGTCGTCGGAAAGGGCCTCGGCGCGGTCGGTCTGGGCACGGCAATCGGCACGGGGATCAGTGCTGTGCGAGGTGCGACGGAGAGCGGCGTCGGCGACGTCGTCGGCGAGTCGCTCGGAGCAACGGGCAAGATGCTGGAGGAGATGTTCCTCGGCACGCTCAACGAAGACGCTCGAGCTTCTCGTCGTGCCCGCGAGGAGACGATCCAGGCATTCGGGGCAATTGCTGGAGCTCGCAACGAGATCCCGCCCGAGGCGCGTCAGTTCTACAACAGCATCAAGAGCCTGCGCATGGACGAGGAGCGAGGCCGCGAGCTGTTTGAGACCGACACGCAGATGCGTGGGCCGGGCATCGAGAAGATCATCGACCGCATCATGAGTGGCTTCGGCAAGATGGTTAGCGAAGCGATGACGCGACTGGTCGACGCAATCAACCCGTTCAGCGAGAGCAAGTAGCCATGGCGATCAACAACCCCATCGAGATCACCTACGGCACGCAGGCCATCGGCGGCACGTCGGACGTCTACCAGATCGTCGGGCCTTACATCCTTGACAAGAGCTACGACAGCATCCGACTGGTCGTCGACGTCGTGGTCGTCGCTGAGGATCTCGCAGGATTGCAGAGCAGCAGCGAGACGCTTGAGCAGGAGTTCCGCAAGCGTCTGGTCGACGGCGACACGCTGGAGATCGACCTCGACGGCAACGCATGGACCTACACCGTGGGCGAGACGATGCTGCGAGCGCGAGCGTCGATCGCCAAGAGCGGCAACATCGACCTCGACCGTGGCGCAAGCCGTGGCTACACGATCACCATCGAGGGCGAGCTACCCGCCGATGACACGACTGACGCAGGCTTACGTGACATCGAGGTGCTCGTCGACTTCGAGTCTGGCCGGCAGCGCGTGGTCAGTATGCGCGGCACCTACACAGCCACCAGCGCAGGCGACGCTAAGGCGCGTTACGAGGCCGACGCCGACAACCGCTGCAACGACTACCTCGACGTCATCGACAGCGGCGCGACGTTTGAGCTGGTCGACGAGAGCTTCACGCTCGACCGCGAGGGCGGCGCAACGCCCGCTCCGCATGTGCTCAACTTCACGCGGCAATATGTCGAGCTGCTGGTCAACCAGACGCAGGCAGCTCTCGATGATGGCCAGATCCGCGACCACCGTGTCACGTTCACCAACGTCAACCAATACCCCGGCGACGCGACCGAGGAGGTCACGCGGCTGCAACGAGTCATAGGCAACTACGACTGCGCCGTCGACATCGACGAGACCACCGACCTCGAGAGCGTCTACCGAAACAAGATCAAGGGCCACGTCCGGCAACTCTTCCAGAACAACTTCCAGCCCACGGTCTTCGGCGTCGAGGAGGAGCGCGTCAGCTACGACGAGACCGCGAAGCGCATCAGCATCACGCTGCAGTTCATCTTTCAGCCTAGCGGCGGCGAGTCGCTTGTTGAGGTCTCGCAGAGCGTGGCGTTCCGCGAGACGCGCAGCATCGACTACACGCCCACGCACAGCGGCGACGAGCTGGCAGCGTTTGCTGACGTGGGCTTCGGCGTGCTGGAGCGCATCTGGAACCGGACAGCCATCGGCATCGGGGCCGAGGCTCCTAAGCTGCGCATCCGCGAGCGCGCCCGACCAGATGGGCCGATCGGCAGATTGGATGGCACGATCCTCGGCCAGAAGGGACCAGACCAGCGAGACACGACCAAGGTGGAGCAGTATGGCTGGAACGTCGTAGCCAGCACGAGCCAAGTGACACCGCGCGTGCTAGGTGATCCAGCCGGCCAGGAGTTCATCACGGTCACCGTGCTGACCGAGAGCGTGACCGAACGCTACAACGCCAAGCCCGGCGACCGGACCTTCGTGCCGATCCAAACGGCTCCAACAACGGGGCAGGCATAACCAATGCCTGAGGCGAAGAATCCCATCGTCAAGCTGGGCGGCGTCGAGCTCGCCGCGACCAGTGGCATCGCGTGGCGATTCATCAGCGGCGTCGCGCCCTACACGACGGTCATGAGCGTGCACCGCACGCGATGGGACCGTCTCAAGGGCAGGCTCGGCAAACCGCTGACGCTCGAGATCACGGACAGCCGAGACGTCAAAACCACAATCGAGCAGGTCTACATCCTGCACCTCACACCAAGCGACAGTCCGCACCGTGTCTCATTCTTGGTCGCCGACAAGCGGTGGCTCTGGCCCTACAAGCTGGTCGTGCGCGACTTCAACATGCCGCGCAAGACTGGCGACCGGACGGCGCTAGGCCAAGCAGTGCCCGTCGAGACGCAGCAGGTCGTCGACCAATACGACTACCTGAACTACAGCTTGCAGCCTCCGCAGAACACGAAGTGGACATCGCAGACGGCGCTCGAGGCAGTGCTACAGCTTGTTGATGCGGACAACTGGACCGTCGACTCGTGGCCGATCAAGGACACAACCGGCGTCGGCGACAGTGGGCAGTTTAGCTTGCAAGGCGTCACGCTGCGCGACAGCGGCGACATCGCACTGCAACGGCTGCTCAGCTACATCCCTGGAGCGGCGCTCTACATCAACGAGAAGGGCCGCACGATCATCTTCGACGCGAGCGACCTTGACGCGACGGAGAACCATTTCCGCAACCTGCCCATCAGCACCTACGCGGGCGAGCGTGGCGCATGGATCGACCGCAAGGCCATCAGGCCGAGCAAGGTCATCGTGCACTACCAGAAAGAGATCGAGCTGCTGGTTGAGTTCGAGGACGACTACAGCGGCCAGACTTCGGCGCAGCCCATCGCCAACGATGCATACGTCGACAACGTCATCCCCACGACGGACCCGCAGACCGAGATCACCGAGTTCGACCCCGGCCAGAACCGCACAGTGACAAAGACGGTGCCGATGGGCACCTACGTCCGCGTGGACAAGTGGCTCGAGGCCATGGACGCCGATCGGCCCGAGGGATCGCTGCCGTGGACATGGGACACGGTCAAGATCCACTGGTTCAAGGGCGACCTAGATGCGGTCTGGGTTCGAGGCAAAGACCTTGACCCCGAGGGCAACGCAGCCATGCGCCTGCAAGCCTTCCGGCAGCACTTCCGGCAGACGTTCAGGCTCAACCGCAAATACATGGAGCGCATCCGCAACTTGCGCCCCATCCGCGTCGCGCTACTGGATCCGGTCACAGGTGCGCGCGCACCGGCAGCGGTCTGGGGACAAGGCTGCATCGTGCCCAGCACCAAGGGGCAGCTCATGGCCAAGCGCGGCAGCGACAACGTCGAGGACAGCAAGTATCTGCGCAATGTCGACTACCTGCGACCCTACACGCAGGGCACGCCGCTGCTCGAGACAAGGCCCGGACCGCAGCGC